TGTATTCTTGTAGCTTAAAAGAAGCTATTCCTAAATACAAAAAAAGCACCATGAAAATACATAGGCTTAATTTCAATAATTCTATTCCTACTGTTTTAATCACTATTCTACTGTTTCGTTATCTTGAGTAGAAATTTCGATAGTTATAGCTTGTGATTCTGGAATGTCAGCGTTCAACATAATTCTTGAACTACCGCATCCTACTAGAAAAACAGAAACTATAAAAACTAAAAATAAATTCTTCATAATTTTTCCTTGTAAAAGGCAGGGGGCATTTAATACCCCCCACCAAAGACATTATTTAGGCATATGTGTCGCCAGACTCAGTATCACCTATTCCGTTAATGTCAACTAAAACAGCCCATACTCGGACCTTAGAGTTAACATCAGCAGTGCCAACAGTTACATCTAGTGTATCTGCCGCAGCATAAGTAACAGCGAGTTCAGCAAGAGCATCACCTGAAGTCATTTGACCTGCAGATTGAGTAGCAGCAGCAACGTAAGTTACTGAGCCATCGCCTAATGCCAAAGTACCAGTTCCAGTACCTGCAGTAATTACATCGATTCCTGCAGTTAGTACAACAGAGTTAGCTGGTACGTTAATTGCTTGATAGACATCTCCGTTAGTTAAAGCAGTAGATGTGCCATCGATAACAGTTGATTGTGCGTAAGCTTTAGGCACGGCATTAGAAGCCATGTGTCCTACAGTTCCTGCACCAGTTTGTGTTAATGTAGCCATTTATCTTCCCCCTTAATCTAATTTAACGTAAGCTTGGGCTATGGATTCAGTTCTAAGAACTTTCCTACCATAGACATGAAGACCACGAACAATGTCAGCGAAAGATTCAGTGTCTCTCACTACTTCTGTTTTTGCAATTTGTGAAGCTGTTGAAACACCGCCTTGGTGTCCAGCTAAAACAACGTGCACGTCAGTAGTACTAGCAGCAGGCATATTATTAGACTTATAAAGTCTAAAGCCATTTACTAGTTGAGGAACAACTAAACCATTTCTAACTTGTGAACTAGCTTCGTTTAAGAAGTTAGCATCAAGTAGTTTAGAACTAGTTTGCTGTAGCTCTTCAAAAAATCTTGGAGCAGCTACTGCCCATCTATTGTCTGTAGGAACGTTTTGGTCGTCTAGGAGTCTTCCTAGTCTTGCAAGTACGTTTACAGGGTCAATTTCACTAGTGTCAAAACCTGTGTCTATTGAGTTTGTTGCGTGATCAGCACCATACGTATTAGTTGATGTGACTTGTGATTGAATGTTAGATAGAACTTCACTATCGTAGCTATCTTTAAGTGCATAAGCACCTGAAGATGTAGCTAAAGTTTCAAAGTTGACGTGACTCTGTCTTTCCTCAATGTCATCTACTTTAAAAGCAAATGCATTAGCTTTGTCGATTGTTAATTGAATTTCATCGTCAGCTAAGTCTTGAGTATTTACAGAGGAACCTCTTGTGTATGCTGAAACTGTGATAGTTGGTTCTTTTATGATTCTAACTGTGTCGCCAAAATTTTCAATTTCTCCGAAATAGTCAGTGTTGGTAATATCCTCAACAACTGAAGCTTTACGGAAGAATTTAAGAACTTTTTGACTATAAATTTCTGGTAAAAAGTTACCAGAAGGCAGGTTGGTATATCCTGCTGCAGTTCCGATAGCCATAATCGAATCCCCTTTCTAGTTAAAGTTAATAAACTAGCGGATTCTACCTTCTCTTCTTGCTAAGTCGATTTCTTTTTCGTACTTTTCAAATTGAGTCGGTGTCAACCGCCTGATTTCCTCAGCACTCCACTCTTTCTTGCCTTTGGCTGGTTCCGACTTAGTTTTAGTAGGAACATAGTCAGCAGCAGTATTAGTGGTTTGCTTTTTTGATGTACGAGAAATACCTTTATCGGCTTTATATAAATCTAGAACTCTAGCAGCCCATTTTGCATCAGTGTTATTTTTAGTAACGCCATCTGCTATGGATGGTGGCTGGTCTCCTAACCAAGCGATAAATTCTTCATTTGCTTTAATATCCATAAAATCAGGATGTAATCTAAGAAGCTCTTGTTCTGCCTTTTCTTTAGTTAGGCGTTGTCGATCTCCTTGAAGTTCCTTAATTTCATCTTGTAAAGCTTTTGTTTTATTATCTGCTTGAGAGTGTGCCACAGTTTCAATAACATTATATACATCAGGATATTGCTCTCTGAACTGTTCTAGTTCTTCAGGCGTTTTTGGTGGTGTATAATTTACACCTCCTGCGGATGCTGTTTTTGCTAAATCTAATAGTTCTTGTTCTTTACCTTTAAATTCTTCAACTTTAGCATCATAATGTTTTTTTAAATCATCGTACCTTTTTTTGTAGTCGTGTTCAGGTTGTTCTGATTTAGTAGTTTGCTCTACAAAACTTTCTGATTCTTCCTTAGAAGTAGCTGCTATTGGAAGTTCTTCTTCCTCTGCAGGGTTCATATCAGGATCAATATCATCTAGTTCTTTTCTGTAAGCCCCTTGATATGGAGCTGGTTCTAAATTTTCTTCTTCCTTTTCTAGTGTTTCTTCGTTCATTTTTACCTCATTGGGGGCTTTACTTTCTCCGTAAAGGTAGCCCATTCAGTTATTAAAGAGACAGGGTTGCTTTCGCAAGTAGCTGTCAACTAAGTGTTGGGTCTTTCACCAACTGACATAAGACCCTTGTTGTTCATCGTTTCGAGAACATTAGGACCTATATATTCTGTTAAATTCTTTGGTATAATGTATTCACCATTGTGTACATTTACTGGAACTTTACCTCCAGATTTTAAATTCTTGCCTGCTTTTGTAGCAGCTCTTGAGAGCATGCGATTTATAGTATCTTTACCATAAAGGGCTACAGCAGGCTGAGAGAGTACGAAATCCCCCTCTTTTAAAGTCATAGGAACATCATCTGCCCTTGCAGATGGTGGAGCTTTGCCTTTTTCGTTGACAAATCCATAATTACCTTTATTATACTCAACATCACCGCCTTTGTCAAGTGAAATCTTACCACCTTGCTTAATTCCTGCAAAATTAGAGTAATTATAACCTGAATTTACCATCATTTCTTTAATTTCTTCTGGAGATTGTACTCTTCCCCTATAATTTTTAAGATCGCCTACTTTATTTTGAGCAATATACTCTAAATCTCTTTGTATAGACTCATAAAAAGATTGTAAACCTGCTTCATTTGTGTCAAATTTTCTTCTATAAACATTTCGGTCTTGACCATCCCAATAATCTGCTCTATTTAAAAACATACCTTCTTGAGATAAACCTTCTTGTTCAATATCCCCTATTGTATAAAATAATCCATCTCTAGAACCATAATGTATTTGTAAATCGCCTTTAAGATCGAAGCCATATTTAGATTCTAACTCTTGAATAAAAGGTACTAGAGGGTCTAATAGCTGTTTAGTAAAGTCCATATTGTCTTCATTCATTTTACCAGAATCATAATGCCCTATACTGTAACTATTAGTAGAGAATTGATCAAAGTCTACACTAGCATACCCTGTTTTATTAGAGGGTTCTTTGCCTAAGATAAATTGTAACGCCATAAGACCCATACCTATAAGAGGGTTTACAGACATAGCATATCCTGTAACTCCAGATATAGCAGCTTGTTTTAAATCACCAGTCCGCAAAAGAGCTATACCTGCAGATATTATTCCTGCACCTACATGCCCTGCCGCTTCGCCACCGCCTGCACCAAAAGCACCACCAACCGCTTCTGCTCCTCTTTCTATAGCTAAATGTGAAACTGCTGCATATAAAGCGTCTTCCTCATCTCCTCCTAGTAGTAGTGTACCAGCAGCAGCAGTAGCAGCTCCTCCCCAACCTTTCCACTTACCTTCTGTAGTTTGTTGTAAGGCTTTTGCATCTTTTACTGATTGCCCTGCTTTTATAGCATTATCATATACTGTCTGTCCTGCTTTTGTTGCATAATGTTTTATTACATCTGATTTTACAAATTGCACACCACCTGCAAGAGCAGCTTTACCTGCATCTCCAGTAGCCAGACCAACCATAAGAGCAGCACCCATCTCATCATACAAGTCTTTTAACTGTACCTGAGAATCTCCTATGTTAAATAATTCTTTATCTCCTAAATTTTTTAAAAAATCACGACCATTACGCATCGTTTTAGTGATACCTTTTAAATTTGCATCGTTTTTAGGATCACGTAAATAATTATCAAATTCTTCTTCACTAGCCCACGGCTTATTTGTATTAGGATTATGAGGTAAAACACCTTTTAAATGTGATCTAGCAGCACCCATTTCAGGGTCAGTTTTCCAATGATCAGCTATATGTTTATTCTCATACATTTGACCATAGATTAAAGATTTACCTTCTTTTAAATTCCATGTTCTAACTACTTCATATTTTTTAGCTTTTTTATTATACCTATATTTATAGTCTATATCAAAGGCTTGCGTATCAACTAGATTTTGTGTAAAAGACTGTCCTTCAACTAAATCTATACCCATTTCTTTAAAAATTTTAACATCTTCAGCATCTACTATTTCATTTGCACCTAAAGAATCTTCATAAGGCAGGCTTCTTAAATAATCTAAGTGTTGTTCCATATCAGTTGCTTTAGCTTCCATACCTATACCAACATCATGCATAGTTCCTAACAATCCTAGAGCAGCTAATTGGTCTCTAGATAAACTATTATCATTTGGTACAGTAATTAAAGCTTGGCTATTACCATCAAGATAAGAAGCTTGTGGTGCTGTAACATTTCCATCGCCCCCATAACCAAACACATCTGCAAAAGACGTAGATATTCTAGGGCTTTCATAATCTTCTGGAGGTCTAAAAGAATATTCTTCTTCTGGTGGAGAAATTACAGGCGGAAAAGGTTGTTCAGGCTCAGGATCAATATATACCATAGGTGGTATTCCTACTGGTGTATCAGGTTTAATAATAAAATTATCATTATCTCTACTAGGGAAATTGGTCATAGGAGGACCAAGTTCATCTTCTGGTGGTATTACTACTGGTCTATCAAAGTCAATAGGCGGTACTGGTAATTGTTCTAGCGAGTCATTCTTATAATCAGGAGGTATAGGTCTACCAACCTCTACGTCAGCAAAGAGCATATCTTTAAAAGGATTTTCTACTTCCCCACCCTCTTGAAAGTTCCAGACTCCTTTGATACCTACACCATAGTTACCACTGTTACCATAATAGGCATGTGCTTTAACATTTTTATTAAAAGGATGATCATACCTAGCACTAACACCCCTTTCATCTAATCTTCCTTGAAATCCATTTATTTGTGCTGTTATGGCTTCATCAGAAACAGTTGCTAAAAAGTTATTTTTTTGAATAGTAGCTAATAAAGGTGCACTATTATCTTTACTTAGACTAACGTCAGCCCCAAAAATATTATAAGGTCTAGATTCAAAACTATAATCTCCTTCAGTATTTCCTGAAAGATATCCTACAGAAGGTATATTTATTCCTGCCTGTCCACTTACATTACCTCTATCATCTAACCTAATTTTTCCACGAAAATTCTTTCTAGCAATTTCTGTTTCTATGTTTCCTTTAAGTCTTGGATTAGGTTCATAAGGATTTTTATTAGCTTCTACAAAACCGACCCTGTCAGTAATACTATCAGGAGATTCTTCAGTAGGTTGTAAATATATATTTGCATGTTTGCTTTTATTAAAACCATCTAAAAAACTTTCTGTTTGTGGTTTGTACAGACTGCCGTCTTTATATTGATCTGTATAATTGTAACCGAAAGCTTCAGTAATAGTAGTTACTCTGTCAATGCCTACGTCTTTTATATAGTTAGATTCTAAATAAGGATTTTTGCCTAACAATAATTCTCTAGTAAAAGTAGCATAATCACCTGCCTCTAAAGCTTTTTTAGCTCTAGGAAATTTTTTATGCCAAGCAGTGCCCATATTATAGGCTAAATCTGTTAATGCCCCTATATGTTCAAAATCTGTAATATTATTATCATAAGCTAACTTGGCAGCACTAGTGTAGGCTTTATCAAATTCTTTTTGAAAACGTTCTTCACCTTCTTCAGGAGACATAGTATACTTTGGTTTGTTTTGTAGTTGTTTTCCGTTTTTTGCTAAATTATATTTAGAATATTCATTAGGTTCTATTTTAAATCCATAGCCAATATGAGGTATTTGTTTTTTAGTACCATCTTCTAAAGTACTTTCTACATGATACACTTCAGAGTGAAATTCACCTTCACGACCTTTAATGTAACTTTGTAAACCTTCTCTGTCTATAAATTTTCTTACCATATTATTCCTTACGTTTAGCCTCCGCCCTCACTCTGTCCTGTAATTGGAGTAACATTACCAGTAAAGCCGCCTTCCCCTGGAGTTGGCGTAGTTCCTGTTCCGATTGTGCCACCACCAACGCCTGTTGGGTCAGCAGGGTTTGCTCCTGCAGGAACTCCTTCAGGGGCTCCCATGTTTGGTTGTTGTTCACCAGAGGCAGCAGCCTCTTCGCCAGTTGGTTGTCCATTTAAACCTCTTAAAATTTCAGCAAATATTTGTGCTTCGTTAACATCGTTAACTAACTCATCAGGTTCCATATCCTGAGCTATTGCTAGTTCCTTAATCAACGTAGGTAATTTTACAAAAGGAGCAAGCATAGGATTAGCTACAGTTTGTAGTAACATAGTTAATCTTTGTGACCTTACTTCTTTCATCATTACAGACGTTGTACCTTTAGGTTTAATCTCCAAATCACCCATTGTTGCATCTTCATCCTCTGAGAATTGCATATTCCACATGAACATGTTCTCTCCTAGAGGTCTAAGAAGATGATCATCTATATTCTTGATAACAGTTTTAATGCCTAAACCTGCTGATCCCATTAACATAGATAATCCTGCTGCAGTACGACCAGTACCAGTCACGCCAGTTTGACCATGAACGATGCTAGGTATACCTGTTTCTTCGTCAGCAAGCTGCCTTGCCTTGTCATACATCTGAAGGTTTTCTACTGCTGTACTAGGAAACTTAATTCCTGTAATACCAGTACCAGGAGCTCCAGACTGTCTCCTAAATATTTTACCAGGGTATATATCCATAGACTGACCTGGTACCATCATGTTTTCGTCTACTTCAAAAATTAAATTGCCAGCTAGTGCTAAGTTGTCAATAGCCATACGCACATGACCATTCATTAGTAGCTGTGCATCTTCCATATTTTCAGGAACGCCTATACCAAAAAATCTATATGGATTCTTTTCATATGGGAATACTTGATAAGGTATTCTTTCTGGTACAAATGGATTTAAAACTACTCTTAGTATTTGATTACCACATATCCAAGCATTTATATGTACTTGATCTAGGGCAGAAGTATTTCTAGGTATATCTAATTGTATTGCATCTGCCATTTTAGCATCTAATACACCCCAATATTCTAATACTTCAAACCTATCCTCATTATATATAGGATCATTATCTGCATATAAATCATTTTCAAAATGTCTTTCTTCGTAGTTAGTACCCATAGTTAGGCATGTTTCAATAGCATCTCTATCAAAGAAAGGTCTATTTCGTAAAGCACGTAATTGTGATCTATTCATTCTATGTCTTTCTATTATATATTCTGCATCTTCTAAACTTAATGCTGAAGGATCAGGATATAAATCCCAACAAGAAACGTGACTTAATCTAGGCACAACTTTTTCTTCTGGGTCGTAAAATCTGCTACCCTCTTCTGAAGACCATTTGTGAATAGTTTTAGTATGATTAAAAGGACCTTTTACTATACCAGTACCTAGTAAGCACTGTTCAAAAATTCCTTTTCTGAGTTCGGAAACTGCTGAAGCATCTAGTAATTGATCATGGATAAGTTTTTCCATTTTCCTAGCTGCTTCCTTGGCTGGGGATAATTGAGGTTCACCCATATTAGAAGGACCTGCTGCTAAGTTAGCTTCAGCCATATCATCTTCATATGGACCTAGTTCTAGCTTTTCAGCTTCTGTGGCTCCTGCTGGTAATTCCCTACCATCCCCTTCAAACCCATAAGGGTCTGATTGTTTTAATTGCTGATCTACAGGCGTTTCTAGGTGAACATATTCTTCTACGCCTTCAGGCATAGGAGTAGATTCTACAGAAATAGGAACTTTACCTTGTGAAAATAAGATATCTACTAACTGCCCAAAAGCAGCTAATACTTTTACCTTAGTTATTTTTACAGTAACTTTAGATCGTTCTGACTTTCTATAGTCTTCACTATCCTCAGAAGTTCCTCTGTAGTTTTTGTAAGCTTTAAGCCATCTCTGTTCGTCAGCTAGACGACCATCTTCAGACTCTCTATACTTACCTCGCACATACCCTGCCAGACCTACCATATCTTCTTTGGTAATGTCTTCTTGCTCGTCAGTACCTACGAGTTCACCCAAATCAGCCATAATTAATAATCCTTTTTGTCAGCCAAAGCATTGAAATTGGAATCAGTTTGACCCTTTTTCATGCCTGATAAGTTACCACCATCTACAGTGGTTTCGGCACCATGAGAAACGGACATTTTATCCCATCCCTCTTTTTTCATTCTGACAAGTTTACTTTCGTTTTCTTGTCCAAGGTCGCCTTGCTTATATTTACCTAATAACGGCATTGTCTTCTCCTTCTTGGTTGTTGGTTAATAAATCATTCGTTTGTGTTAGACTTTCGTCACCTTTCTCTAATAAAGCAGCATCTATTTGTTCTAATTTTCTATCTCTAATCTGTTTATCTGGATCACCTTTAGCACCAGGAAATTGTTCTAATAGTCTGGCAAAATCATCTTGCCTTCTTTCTAAAGTTTCTGTTTTTCGGTCATAATAATCTTGTATTTCTTGACCAGTAGTATCAGTTACAAGTGTTTCAGCAGGACCTTCCATTTCTTGTTGATCTGCTTCTTTAGCAACTCCCTCATAAAAATTTGCATCCATTCCTGCTTTCATACTTTCTGCATCTGCAAGTCTACCGCCTACGCCAGCTAATGATCTAAGTAAATCTTTACCTTTTTCTTTATACATATCTAGACGACTTACAGGCTCTTCAGGTGCATCTGTTTCTGTTAATAGTGTTGCTATATCTTTACCTTCCATAGTTTCTAACTGATCTCTTACTACAGAAGGGTCTGCACTAGGAGTAAATCCTTCTACACTTGTATTTGTATCAAATAAACGTTCTCCAGTAAGACCTTTTCCTATTTTATCCATGTTAGCAAAATACCCTGCCATAGCTCCTTCTATAAAAAATTCAAAAGCAATAGGTCCAGCTTTTAAAGGAGTGCCATAAAAAGGTATAGCATAAGCTCCATATTTAGCTATAGTTCCTACTCCTCTAGCTGCTCTTCTTAATATAGTATCATCTAAAGATTCTATTGCTTCTTCTGTTATCTCTCTAGCAGAAGGTAGTTTTACATCTTGAATAGGACTACCTCTATCATCTAAATACTCTATAGGTCCTAAAGAATAGGCAGAATCATCTACTACTTGTATGTTAGGTTCAGGCACAACAGAATTAAAAATTTTTCTAGATATATTTGTTCTTGGCGTTTCGTAATGATCTTTATCTCTTAATGCAGGATGTATTCCATTTTTTTTCCATTCTAACCTTTGCGAAAGAGGAGTGTCATATACATCTGCATTTAGATATAAACCTTCTTTATCATAAGTATACCTATTAAAAAATCCTTCGCCATCTTCTACTTGTACTTCATTTAAAAGCCTATGAAAAGGTTCAAATATAACACTTTTTATTATGGTACGTGAAAGTTTAGGGTCTTTAGTAATCCAATTAGATAATTTTTTTTCATCTAAATCTGTATAAAAACCTTCTTTATTTTTTTCTACAAAATCATCATAATAGCTGTCTTTAACAGTAGTATATTCTTTTTGATCTAAACTTCCTAAGTCTTCTATGATTTCATTTAAGTCTGTTATAAAATCATCATTTGAAATTTTTTGATAGTTTTTACCAGAATCCATATTATCACCACCAAATTTAAAAGCTAAACCTAGCTCTTCGTCTGGATTTTGTTTTAACCAAGCTAAATTACCTAACTTTATTTTTCTTATAATATGATCTCGTATACCAGTTGCACTAGCATATTTATCTGGTAACATAGTATGTTCTGCTGCCTCTACCATATTTTGAGCTAAATGAAATAATCTTGATCTGTACTCTGCTTCACCTAAAAAATCCCACATTAAATTTTTAGGAACCCTTAATTTTAATGCTCCATCTGGAGCCTCTACAAAATTTTCTTTTCCAAAAAATAGTTTTGCATCGCCTGCTTCATCATAAGTATTGCCTATATCATTGAATATATCATCTACATCTACTTCAGCATCCCCTATCTGTTGTATAATATCTTCTAGCTGGTCATTCATATCATTAAAATATTTACCAGACCTAAGAAAACTTTCATTAGCATGAAATTTATCTGTTATTTGTGGTATAGCATCATCTAAAGTAATATTATGTTTTGCTAAATATTCTGAATTTTCTTTTAAAAACTCTTCTACAATATTAACATCTTTTGCTTGCTCTTGACGTAACCTTATAGGGCTAGAAATTCCGTATCGTTTTACTTTTTTAGGATCAGTTCCTTCTGCAAATCTAGGGTCAGGATCAGTAGCAGGAGCTTTAAATTCTCCTGCAGATAGATTTTGTTGTTTTATAAAATCTACTTGTTCATCTACACTCATATTAGCAGGCATAATTGTTCTTTGTATTTTTCTAGGAGAAAAGCTTTTTCTAGAATTTTCTATAACTTGATTGTATTCTGATATTCTTTCTTGTACTTCTTTTGCTGCTTTTTTAATTTTTGGTTCTGGGTTTTCCGTTCTATTCATTGTTCTTACTGTATGTCGTAAACCCTGTAAATCATTTACAATAAGTTCTGCCCCTCCAATTCTAAGACTGTTATCCCACATTACATCCAGAATGGCTCTGTCTCTTGGCGTAATAGAATATGTCGCTGGTCTAATAGCTCTACCTTCTGCTGCTCTTATTCTATGAGAATCTGAAGTTTGTCTATAATAGGCTTTACTTTGAGCATCTGCATGTAATAAAGCAGCCTCTAAACCTTTTGTATAGTCTAGTCTATCACCTTCAAAAACATCATAAAGAGAAGCTGTTAAATTTACTACTGCTTTTCTAGCAGTTCGAGTATTTTCATCTAATATATCAAAACCAAAATCTGGTGCATCTTTTGTTCTTTTAAAATTATTAGCATCAATACCTTTCGTACCTCTAGCTAAATTATACCAAAAATTACCAGCATCTGCTGTAGCTATAGGATTACCTTCAATATTAGTAAATAATAAATCATCAGGTCCTTTTCCTTGTACTATTTTTTCTAAAACAGGTCTTATAAATCTGTTCATGCGTGTAAGACCTTTAGTATTTGATTTTTGCGAATTTCCAAGAATAAACTCATTATCAAAATCTAAATCTTTTACTTTTAAATGAGACACATCACTAGCTCTCATACCTGTTCCCCAAAGAACTTCCCAGTAATCTTTGTATATATCTACTTGATCTATAGGCATCCTATTAGTTTTAACTGCAGATTGCAAATTATTAAAAGCTTCTTCTGTTGTAAGATTTAACATAGTATTCATTTCAAGCATATGTTCTGCATAAGGACCTTCAAAAATAACTTCCGTAATTTGTGACGGAAAATCTACTCTTGAAGTTTCTATAGTATCTCTTAAACGTAGCCTAGTTTGTTTTAATACTTCACGTTCACTTGGTCTATTTGCATAAGCAATATCATATAATTTTCTATAAGTTGTTTTACTCATTTTAATATCCAAACACAGGGTCGTTAGGAACATACTTATCAAATTGTTTAGGTTTTCTAAACCTAGGATGATAGTAAGGACTATTGACTAACCTTGTCATACACATGTACCTCAATGCATCGTAAGCATGATCGTCTGCTTTTGTATCTACATCCTCTGGATTTGTTTTACTTAGAGGTAATGTAGGTAAAGTTCTAATTAAATGTTTACAATTATTAAAGATACGTAAACGTGGATCGCCCATATCGTTATCGCCTAATCGTTTATGCATCTCTATTTTTCCTGCTAACCTATCTCGGTTAGAAGCCATAAATCTTAAATTTAGTCTATTCATAGACTCAGCAATACTAAGACCATGACCAGTTCTGCTAAAACAGGACTCATCCAAAACACAAGTTTGGATTGAGGGATCATCATATTCAAGCTCAAGTATTCTTTCAGCTAATTGCTCCCCTGTGAATCCCTTGCCATATAATTCTCTAT